GCCTTTGATCTCCCGCAGCTTCTGCTCCATACGCTCTTGGTCGTAGGGGTGTTGCTTGGTTAGCCAACTGTTGGCTTTTTCACCATCATCACAATGCTTGGTCCACGATAAAAGCCCACGCCAAAGCGGCTCCATACCATCCTGTTGGGCGTTCTCAAGGTAGTAGGCTAACTGACCGCACCCTGTACCTGCCTCGGTCTTGACCAGAATGTTTTTAAACAGCGTGACATTGTTATCCATCATGAGCATGGAGCCAGCGCTGCGGGTCGGCCTTTGGCCTGGGAGGTTGATTGTCGGTACGGGTTTAATCTTGAGCTTGCTGTCCACAAACTCGACCAGCGCATCAAGGCTGAACGGCCCGGTGCCCTCGTCCAGAATCTTGACAGGCTTGGGTGGGTCGAACTTCTGATTAAACGTACCCGGCACACGCAGAACACGAGCGGCATCTGCTGTGCAGTTCCAGTCAATATTGAAACCCTCTTGCTTACACAGACGCTTGAAGTTCTCGGCTAAGGGCTTCCACCTAGCAATCTCCACCTCTTGCGTGAAGGGCCAGTACATATGGAACCCACCGCCCGAGGACACCACAATGGGCCTGCCAAGCTCTTGCATACCTGTTGTCTCAACGAACTCAGCATAGGCTTGCTTCGCGTCTGCACGGGTCTTGTAATCTTTCTTGTCGCCAATATCAATGTCGATAAAGAGCGACTTAATAACGCGAGCGTTGTCCCCCGTTCTACTTCCTGAGTCTTTAAATGCAGCAAGAGCAAAATAAACATCCCGATTCTCAACGGCAAAAGCATCAGCCTCAGCCTTAAGCTCAGCGAGAGTGTCTACAAAAACATGCTCTTTCTTGTTCGTATTAAATTCTGCTGCACAGAAAACACCAGAAGACGGGAGGACCGCCGCTAGAAAATCAAGCGGTTGCATTTTTCCCCCTTTGCTTATTGTTTTTCAGCTATGGCGTCAAGCAGTTTTTCAAAACGCTTAAGCAGTTCTTCTTGGTAGTTCTTAGGAAGCTCGTTGGTGATTAGGATTTGAAGGCATGTCCTGAACAGCTCCTCGTCTGTCAGGCACGTAGGTTGAATGTATTGCATAGTTTTCTCCAAGCGTCTTCGGTCTGTGTGGTGGACTTGAGCACATCAATAATTTGGTTGACCCTTTCCTGATACGAGGGCGTCACCTCTGTGCTTCCAGTAAACCAGTTGTAGACCGTCTGTCGAGTAGCCCCAGTAACCTGAGCAATGCGTTGCACGGAGATGTCCCGTAGCATGGCCCATCGGGCCAGATCATTACCAAGCGTGTGGGGTGCATTTGTTATTAGCTGTTTTGTTTTTTCTGAGTATGGCATGAGCGTTTAGGGGTACTCGCTTTCGCTTTCCCCCTCCTTTAATTAATCGTCGGTATCCCAGTCAGCAACCACAGAGGCTAAGCTGCTTCGCTTGTTGGGAGCAGGTGCTGCTTTCTCCTGCCTGACTTCTGGCTCATCTACTTCTTCCTCGACAACAGGCTCCTTGGCCTTGGACTTCTTGGGTGCCTCCAGCACGGGGGCGCTTACGACCTTATCGGTCTTGGCTACCGTCATGGTGATGGCCTTCTTAGCGTCTTCCGTAGCACCCTTCTCAACAGCGATGTCGTGCTCGCTGTCATCCAACCAGCGCATGGGACGGAAGAAAAGCTTGGGCGACTGGGCCTTGGTATCAAACTTCATCCGAGTCACCACCATCTCCGGGCTGATGTTCTGGGCACCGAGGTATCGGGCGTACGCTTTCAGGGGCATGTTCTCCCCTTCAGGATCACCAAAGATTGAAGCCGCAGGCACTTGGAACTGCAACACATCACCGCTTATATCGTTCTCAAGCACGACTGCCAGACGCTGGGAATACTTACAGGCACGGCTATCACCAGCACCAGACCCCTTCATATTCTGAGGACAGTTGGCACAGACGCTTGCTTGGGGGTTCTTCGCATCGGGCGAAGGGGCATTGCCGTCAGCCGACCAGCAGTCAGGGGCGCTGGACTTCTCAGGGTCATACGCGCCAGCGTAAAAGGTACGGCCCACGTTGGGAGCGGCATTAACAATCACCACATCCAGGTGCCTGTCTTCAATGGACGCAACCTCTTTGCCATCAGACAGCAAGCGGAAGACACCGCCTTTGATTGAGATGCGCTTACCACCGCCAACGGCTCCTCCACCGATTAGGGCTTTAGCTACATCGGACAACTCCCCACGTTTCTGTGCAAAGGCAGGGGCCTTATTAGGATTAAATGCGACTACGTTACTCATAAAGATTCTCCTTATCGAGATGGTTTGCGAACAGTGATGGTGTACTCACTGTCGGAATTTAAGCCCGGAGGAACTACACCAGGGTTTTCTTCAAGGAACTGCGCCATATTCGACTGCGCAATACGCCGCTCGAACAACTCCAGCACTTCATGCTCAAGCACAAACTTCTTAAACGAATCCCAGTCGTTGGTTGTGTACCGGGTTTTGTGCCCAAGGATGATCGTGCCTTCGTCAGTGCGAACACTTTTAAGACCAGTTGACAACATCTGATCCTTCATAGCGTTGCTGATTTCCTGTTGCTGAGCCTTGAGCACTTCGACTTGCGTCTCGTACTCGGTGGTCAGCGCTTGAATCTTTCCACGGATCTTCTGGTAAATCTTAGCCAGCTTGTCCATGGGTACGGTTTCTTCTGTCATGTAAAGCTCCTTTCTGTGTTTTTTCTGTATTTTGTCAAAAATTTTACTTGCCGTCAATTACTTCTTCATACAGCCGGACAAGCAGGTTGTTGTCCTCCACACGCTCCGCCAAACGCTTGAACATCTTGCGTTCGATTTCGCTACCCTGAATGTGGATTACGGTCACCTTATCGCTGTCCTGGCCTTTACGATCTGACCGGGCGCAGCATTGAATGTAGGTTTCCGTGGACATCACAGGCCCCCAAAACACCACCGTATCGGCGGCAGTTAGGGTTACCCCGTGGGCGGCAGACTGGGGTTGTATGACGAGCACCCTTGGGTCTGCTTCTTCTTGGAATTGCTTAAAGACTTTGGTTCGCTTGCTCGGGGATACGTCCCCATGAATAACGTCGCAGGCGATGTGGTTGCGGTTGAGGTGCGTCGAAATGGTTTCGATGCTGTGGCGATAGGGGGCGAAGACTAGAACTTTGCGCTGGGTTTCCTCCAGCACTTCCATCAAGACCGCCAGTCTTGGGCTGCAATCAAACTCAACAACCTCTCCATTGTCTGTATAGGCTGCACCAGCACTAATCTGAAGGAGCTTGTTAACTTCGGCAGCGGCGTTAATCGCCGTGATAGTCTCACCTGCCGCCTTGACAAGCATCTGTTCCTTAAGGATCTGGTAGTACTTACGTTGCTGTGGCGTGAGGGGTACATCCCGTGTCTCCGTTATGACAGGCGGTAGGTCTAAGCACTGCGCCTTGGTGAACCGTATGGCTGGCTGTAGTACTTGGTGAACCTTCTCCTGAGCGTCTGGCTTAGGCACCCACTTGAACTGGGTCACCTTCAGCATTGTCGCATCCCGCCACGCTGTTTGGAACTTCGGTACCTCTGAGGGATTGACCAGCCTAGCCAAGCCGTACGCGTCGAGGGGGGATTGCGATGCGGGGGTTCCCGTCATCATCCACAACCACGTGTCGGGCCTGATAATTTGGTTCAATGACTTCCAGCGTTTGGTAGATACATTCTTATAGGCGTTCGCTTCGTCAGCGACGATTAAATCAAACCGACCGTCTGCATTGATTTCGTTGGCGATCAGGTTTAGCCCTTCGTAGTTGGTGATGACGAACTCGTAATCGCCCTGCACCATTTCAATACGGCGGGAGGCTTGCTGGTGGTGGGCAACGATTGCGCTTCGGTGAATGATGCTGTTACCAATATCGCCCATCCAAGCTGAGTGCATGATCGACACGGGGCAGAGCACCAGACAACGACGCACTCGCCCAGCCTTCATCAGGTAGTCTGCGGCCCACAGTGCCGACAGCGTTTTACCCGTACCCGGCTCAGAGAATACGAACGCCCGTTGGTGTGTTGTTAGGAATGAAGACGTTTCAATCTGGTGCTTCATCGGCTTATACCGACCAGGCCAGTTGTATCGGGCAACGATGGGGGAGGGTACGTTTCGGACGCCTAAGTTTTTAAGCACCCTGATTTCGTCCAGACCCCACTTAACTGCTACTTCGTAAACTCCATCGTTTTCTCCTACTACTGCCATCCTCGGTATTACTTTGTATTTGTCTGGGTTACGTGTCCGTAACACCAGAGCTTTATTTTCGATTATCTGCATAGTTTATTTTC